CTAATTATTTACACCTTGGTAGAGTAAAAAAGCCACGTGTAATACAGATTACAGAATTAAATGAAGCAATTAAAAAACAACGCAAAAAAGAAGCCAGGCAGGCTAGAATGGCTAAAGTCAAACCGAACGAAAACTTTCTCAACTAAGATGCTTATTACTATTTCAATACTACTATTTTTAGCAGCCCAAACGCTTGCCTGGCTTCAAATTAACGGTCAATTTGTTTGGCCATGGGCTAAAAACCACACCATGCTTTTAAGCTTAATTGGCATACCAATCAGTTATCTCTTAATGCTGGCAAGCGACTATGCCTATGAGGGCTTAGATGGTAAGCTATGGCCTGGGAGGTTTATGGCATTCGCTATCGGTATGTTTGTGTTTACTATACTAACAAGCCTGCTCTTAGGTGAAGGTATTACAGTTAAGTCTGGTGTAAGCTTATTCTTAGCGCTCGTAATTATAGTTTTACAATTGATATGAGTTTCCTACTAGAAGTTTTATTATACACGATTATATCCCGTCTAATAGGGAAATTGTTTTTTAAGCAGAAGTATGATACATCTGATGAGATAGGTGTTTTTATTGTGACTTTTGTTGTAATGACGCTGTGGTTGCTATTTATAGACTGGATACTGAAATAAAATGGTATGCGAAAGAAGGTTAAAAAATTAATCCAGTGGTTGCAGTTTGTGCAGGGGAAGGTTAACGATATCCAATCAAAAAGCATATTTGGTAAGTTCTAACTGTTGACTTTCTGGAATTTATTGGATACCTTCTATATATAAATAAATAATAATATGGTTACTATTGTACTTATTAACTTTTTAATAACTTTAATACTAAGTTACTTTTACATTAAAGTTAGATTTGATAGAGATGAATTGAAGTCACGTGTTGAGGATCTCGAGACGAAGAATAAAGTTCTAATCCAGTATTACGAGGATACTTGTAAAATGCTAAAACCAAAGAGATGAATTGCTTCACAACACTAGTAGCTAATAAGTTTCTTGCAAATGCACGGGATCAAATCATCGATGCTCGAGCTCGAATAATATCAGAAGTAGCCCCTAGTCCTGAGAATAATACTTACATCTTTGATCGTAATGAGAGGCAGCAAATCTATTACACAATCGGTAACATGTACGGCTTCTTCGATCAATTATACCAGATTGAGTTTGAAACCAACAAGATATATTATCTCAACTATGATAGCTATCTAATGATCGTAACGCGCAATAAGCCACTAATCGATTCCGCAATTCAAGCTGCTCATAATGTAAATGGGGACATACCACTACATCGTACAAAGCATCGATTTAATAACAAAATGGTACATTGTGTACTATTTAATACCAACTTCACAATACCCCCAGCATCATTAAACTAACGATTATGAGAAACAAACAAGTTATAGAGACAGCAGCTAATGAAGCTGAGAATGCATTACTAAATTTATACAGAGATGTTGATAGTGGTAAGCCACACATAACAATCGAGTATATAAAAAACCAATTAGCTTACAGCATTGGTCGTACGGAAAAAATACGTCATTACTTGGATTTAGAAGATTAAGTTATGTGCATGGTCGAGTGTCGAAACTGCGGAGCACTACAACCTAAAGTCCCAGCAGGAACAATTATCAAAATGTGTTTTGATTGCGTACGTGAGTATATCCATCCTCAAATCGATTCACCAAAAAACACCACTAAACGAACTGGATATCCTAAGGGTTGGAAATTCATGAAAGTTTTTGTATATTCAGATGGCACGGTATATCATAAGGGTGTTGAACAACCCGAATTGAAAGGTACTTTGCCAATTACTACTATTGAGGTTAAGGAGAAAAAAACTAAGATTCAAAAAGCTCGAGAGAAGCAAGAAGCCTTAGCTGCTATCCAAAAGCTCAAAGTAGAGTTGAAGAAACAAACAAGAAAGACGGAGATCAAAAAGATTGAGTCTAAAATTAAAAAGTTACAAAAACAACTATGAAGAATTTAACAGCTGAGCAACTACAAGAGAATTTTCTCAAGCTAGTTGGCTACATCGACCTCTACATTCCTGGTGAGCGTGGAGCCGATTTAAAACTACTTTACAATGATCATGCTGAACGTATTATGCTCATGCCTGCTAGTGGTAATGAGAATTACCATAACTGTTTTGTTGGTGGTTATGTTGATCACGTTATCCGTGTTATTGACACTGCCTTGGACATTGCTAAGTTGTGGAAGGCTTATGGTGCTAACGAAAGTTTTACGACGGAAGAGTTGGTATTTGCGGCGCTAAACCATGACTTAGGTAAGATTGGAACAGAAGAAGCTGAGATGTACATTCTTAACGATTCTGAGTGGCATAGAAAGAACCAAGGTAAGATTTACAAGATGAACCCTGCTAATGCGTTTATGACTGTACCTGACCGTAGCTTACGGCTATTATCAGAACGAGGCATCCCAGTATCTGAGAACGAATGGTTTGGTATTAAGTTGCATGATGGAATGTATGATGAAAGCAACAAACACTACTATATCAGCTACGATGTAAATTCTAGATTGCGTACAAACCTTCCATATATTCTACACCAAGCAGACCAAATGGCTGCTCGTATCGAATACGAAATGTGGGTTGCAAGTCAATCGCCATTAACAGCAACTACTATTAAGTCTAAGAGATCTAACGTAGAAACAACAACAGCACTTACAGACGACCAAAAGAACGATCTTATGAGTGCCTTTAATGATTTATTCAAATGATATTAACCATAGTCTTGTTAACAATACTACTAGCGGTTGCCTCTTACTTGGCATACGCTAATTACAAAAAATACCAAAAGGCAGTTGAATATGCTGAGAATGGTTTTTTTGTTTACAACCGATTCATTGCAGACCTATATGAGAAGATTAAGACTGCTGAGAATAATATGAAGGTAATTGACCATAGAGGATCCTTCAGAGCTGATGACGAAGTTGGAATGACCTTTGAAGCGTTAAAGAGTTGTATTGATGAACTAGACGAATACCTATCACGCTATGTCGAAGACCAAGAAGAAAACTAAAAACTACTATTTCACATCAGCAGTTGACGATGCGATAAAAGTATTCAATGCAACCGAAGATCAACTTACAAGAGATTTAATTTATCGTAAAGAGATACAACCAGCCTTTGAAAAATTGGCTGAGAATATAATCCACACCTTTAAGTTTTACTATACAGATGGCATTTCATTGAAGGATTTACAACACGATGTTGTAAGCTTCCTTATTGAGAAGCTACAAAAGTTTACCTCAGATAAAGGAAAGGCTTTTAGCTACTTTAGCATTGTTGCTAAAAATTATCTCATACTTAACAATAACAAAAACTACAAGAAGCTTACGGATAGTGAGCAATTGGAAAATGCTAATGGAGCAACATATGCTTTGGTTGTTGAGGAAGAAGCTACACCAATTGTATTCTTTATCAACGAGATGGTAGACTACTTTGACGAAAACCTACAACAATGCTTTCCAAAAAAGAATGACCAAATAGTTGCTGGAGCAGTGTTGGAACTATTCCGAAAAAAAGAGTCATTAGAAATCTTTAACAAAAAAGCATTGTACATTTACATTCGTGAGATGACAAACGCAAATACTCAACAAGTAACAAAAGTAATAAAGGTGTTGAAGGAGAAGTATGTCAAGATGTTTAACGACTATGATAAGCTAGGATACGTTCCACGTAATGTCATATACTAATGATCGTATACGCAAGTAAAGAGAAGCTGTTAAAATTCATTAAGGATGAAATGGATGCTTGGAAGGCTCTTAGTCCCAATCCAAATGCATTTGAGTTTGATCCAAAGGCAATCGATCCTAAAATACTACACGAAGCAGGCTACTACGATAGCATTGAAAGCTGGATAGCAGGTGCTAGAGTAAACAAGCTTCAGGAGTTCCTAAACGAGATTGAATCATTACCACAAGCAACAAATATCAAATAACACTGTATTTATGATAAACTACAGCTATGGATAAAGATAGTATATTGTTTGACGATAAATCCTTTAGCGATCTGTTACGGGACGTTTATCAAAACACAAAAAAGAAAGAAAGCCAAATCAACGGCTTAATTGATCAGTTAAAGCTATTGGTTAGAAATGTAACTGACGCATCGATGATGGTACCTCTCATTAAAGAGTATCTAGAAATTTCCGTTAAGAATGATGATAATTTAGTTAGATTAACGGCAATCATCCAACGCCTCTTGGTTACCGGAAGTAAGGAAACCAAAGAAGGAGAGCTAGGATTAACCGATCAAGAAAGAGCACAACTATTATCAGAAGCACAGGAGCTATTAGATAAGTCTAAATGAGTACCTTATTCACAGGATTAGCGGATATTGTAAATCCATCACCGAGTACGTCTCTTACGGCGAAGCGTGGTGAGGTTTTTGTTGCGCAAGTTTTAGATGTTGGAAAAAGTAGCACATCAATTAGTATTGGTGGTGCTACTATTACGCCAAAAGAATCCCCAACTGTGATAGGTGCTATTAGATTTAGTAGAGCTGGAACAACTAAAAAGCCTGAAAATCAAATCGTAGAGGTAGCAGAGCCTTTGGATAGAGGAAACTATCGATTGCCCTTTGCTGGTGAGCAAGTGATCGTTGTCTGCGCTATGGATAGATACTACTATCTTAGTGTCAATACTATACAGTCTATGGTAAACAGCATAGATCCACTAATGCTACAAAACGCATATGACTCAAGCGGAGCAACAAATCGATTCGCAGTAGATCCCGACTTTGAAGCTAAGCGCTTTAATACTAAAAATGATTTACCAGATACAACATTATTACAACAAACAGCAGCACCAACAAGGTTACGTGAGGGAGAAACTGTAATGGAAGGTCGCTTTGGTGGTTTAATTAAGTTAACACACACAAACACAAAACAAGGGGTGTGGAAACCTAATCAAATTGCAAACATAGGAGAAAGTGCTGATGGAGATCCTATGATGATTGTAAAGGCGCACAGACGTACAAAGTTACTACAACAAGGTATAGGTTTGGATTTGTTAGAGGATGACGATATCAGTGTCGATGATTCAAGCATGTATCTAACATCAACACAGTTAGTTCCTCTAGAGCTCAAGGCAAGTGTGAGCATGTCTTCTTGGGCAGCAATAGCTAAACCAGGACAGTTTAATTCGTCGGATGATCCTACTGCAAGACTGCAATCGTTCTTTACTGATGCATCATACGATCCTACACAGGAAGTCACAGTGACAGTAAGTGGATTGCAACAAGGACTGCAGCAAGCCTTGCAAACACCTCCAACCCAATCTGCGCAATGAGTACACTATACACAGGCCTAGCCGAGTTCTACAAAAAGTATGCACCAACGCAGAGTCCATCAGCTCCTTCAATGGCTAAGACGTTATTCTTAGGACAAGTGTTGGATATTGCTGATGGCGAAAAGTTAGAAAACGAAATTGCACAACAAGGATTGAAGCCTGAGGATATTAGGCAATCTGGAATAATAAGAGTTAAAATACAAGGTCCTGATGATGGAAAATTTGAGAGCGATGTAGTGCACGTTGCCTTCCCCTTAAACAGAAACATAATGAGGCTACCAATACCAGGCGAGTTGGTATTGCTAATGGCCGCACAAAGCTCAGCACCAAACACAAACAAAGCAGCTTTTTTTTACCTTAGTGTTATTACAGGCACCAATCCAACACGAAACGCAGTTAAGCCAGGAGCGTTAACCTTACCAAGCAAAACTGGTGTTGACTTCAACAGCTCAATAGTTTCAAGGTTTAGCAATAGATATCAACATAAAAGCTACACACTCGATTCGCAAGGTAAGTTTATTCCAAAACTACGTGAGGGAGATAAAATTTTGGAAGGTAGATTTGGTGGTAGTATTAAATTTACAAGCTTCATACTAAATGAAGGGTACGATGCAAATTTCATGGAATATTACAATGTTAACTCTTGGAATAAAGGAATCCCCTCTGTAATAATTAAAAACACCAAGTATCAAGAGTATAAGACAGACCTTCCTATTCTAGTAGACGATGATATTAACATCGACATGAGTAGTATCTATCTGAACACTGGACTGGCAGTACCACTGCTAGTCGGATCAAGT